TATATTCTCCGACATTATTAATGAAGTCAGTTGTATTCACCTATGGACGCTTCAATCCTCCACACAAGGGACACCGCCTTATGATTGAACAAGTCATTGAGACCGCGAGGCGTACAAACAAGACACCCGTGGTTGTTGTGTCACACTCATATGGAAACGCCAAGAACCCCCTTCCAGTGGAGAACAAAGTGCGTATTTTGCGTCGTTGGTTTCCAGGTGTCACCATATTGACTTCTGCGAAGGACAGGAGTATAGCCAAGATTGCTCAAAACTTCAATAAGAACTCAATCATGGTGGTGGGTGCCAATCGTGAAAACAGTTTCAAGTTTCTCAACTTTAAGAAGGTTGCTGTTTCGCGAACACCGGGTGCCGTGTCTGCCACAATGGCGAGGGCGGCAGCTTTGGCTGGTAATACGAGAGCCTTCAAGAATATGACTGGGTACAATTTGACACCCAATTTGAGGAATAAGGTTGTTAAAGCGAAAAGTAAAAAGTAAAATATGTTAGACGTGGAGTCACTCGCCAAACAAATATATTCTCAACTGGGTGCTGGTTACAGTGAGAGAGTATACCACAATGCTATGGAGGTACTTCTACGAAAATATGGTGTTCAATATGAGAGTGAGCGCATCGTTCCAATCCCATTTGAGGGTCATGTGATTGGGAACTTGAGAGCCGACATTATTATTAACAATGAGACAATCTTGGAGTTCAAAGCGATTAAGACTCTGAACGATGCGGCGGACTTACAGGCACAAAACTATCTTCATCTGACTGGGTTGAAGAGAGCGTATCTGATAAATTATCCCCCGTTTCCGAACCGAGAGGTTGAGGTCCGCCACATTGTTGCATTAGGATCATTAGAGGAAACATCTTAGTCAATATTCCATAAAATTCTCGAGCTTCATCGTGGTATTTTTTTGGATCTTGAAGACCATCTGTGAGAAGTTCGTTGGCTCTATTTAGATGATATTTGGCTTCCTCTATACAGAACTTTTGATGTTCATCCATTATTCACTTGTGTGTCAGCTTCTTTAAGTATGAAACATGTTGGACATTTATGGTACTTTGTGAAGCATGTTAGACATGCGTAGTGAGGACATTTCCTAAACTTTACACATTTCTTGATGTTAAGACAGAGTAGACACTCTATGTCATCCTTAAAATCAAGAACTTGATTTTCAAATCTCCAAAAGCATGAATTACATACTTTCAATCCCAAGTACATGGTTTTACCACATACATCAAAGTTAGGACAATTTTCTTTCATCATTACTATATCGTGGGGATGAATTCCCATTGTAAATCGCGACAAACTTTCTGCCATATCTGATCCTGCGCGTAAAGTTTGCTCTTGGATTTGAGTAGGGGAAAGTATTGCAAGTACTCATCCTCCCCTAAAAGTTCGCAGAATTTGTAGAGAACATATGAATAACTAAGAAAGTTCTTTCTCTCTGAGGGGCAATTGTCGTCAAATGGCTTCTGGATATCTTTGAACATGATCCTCAATCTCTCTTCTAATTCTTGTGGCATATTTGGTGCTTTTATACCATTAAGAATATTCGTTATATACGGCACATGCTCATAGTACTTGTTGAGTCTCAACTTCTTGAGAAGTCCACGAATCTTGGCGTGGGTAATTTCATCAAGATTCTTAATTTTCATCTTTTTGAGTTCAGACCTCAATTGTTCCATGACCTCGTCTGGTATTGTAGTCATTTCCTGTGCTTGAAACTGACTCAACCATTCATTGAAGTGGTTCTCCCTTTTGTAACTATAATTGACAATCTTTTCTGATGTTTCCTGCTCTTCCCTATAGGTTAACTCTTCGCTGATGAGACATGCTAATACTAAACCACAGGAGTCACACACCAATTCACTCGTGTCTTGAATGTGGATTACATTACTAGATGAACAAGATTCACATTGTTCCACCTTCCGTTGCTTAGGTCTATTTATATTCTGATTTTCTACTTCCACTAAATAGTCTGTGAAGATATCTTTTCTTTGAATACCAACAGTTTCTTTGACATTAAAAACATTATCAGTATTTATTGACTCCTCCATATCATCTGCGTATTGGTTCATATAAGGCATACATCTAATCATATAGTCGGACATTTCATCCTCGTACCCCCTTTTATTGGTGGGATCGGTTTCAATGAGGTTGGTCCAATATTCAACCTTATTTTTATACCTACTTAAAAAGTTTCCCTCCATTATAATTAAGAATGTTGTTCAAACTTTTAAGTAATGTTTTATATTTTTACAAAAGGTTAACAACACCTAGGGACTATACAATAATTTCAGAAGAATTGGAGTATAGGGTTGACTACAGGATGAAGTATCACATAGAGGATCAATTCTGGGAGGAGGAAAGTAAAGACTGGGATGGCATTCTTGATGAGTTCTATGTGTCTGTGATGGGTAGACCATTCAGATACACAGTTGTTCCACAAAATGTTAAGAACCTCGTTCTTCGTGTAAAATACTGGTACGGAGGCAAGGTGTACAAGGCTATCTCTAAAGATATTAATTTCATTCCAGGGCAAGATGAGAAAGAGGGTATGAACTTTAGTATTCCTTTGAGTAGTGTATGGATTGTGGATCACGACGATAAACCACAAGTAAACATTACTGAAAAGGTGAAAAGATACGCAGGACCAAGAAATGACTTTCATGACCAAGATGTTCCACTCAAGGATTTTTTATATTACACATCTAAAACATTGAATAAAAAGCTTCCAAAGATAATACTTTTAAATACATTAGGTATGAAAAAGGTACTACTCACATTGGAAGATTCTACAACTGATCTTCGGATACCTTAGTTGCGAGGTAAAACTTTAGCTCCCCCAAGTTTGCCACGTTGTACTTGAGGATCAAGAATCTATTTCCCTCTTCCTGCATAATTTGCACAGACGCACACATACTCGTCGCCTTTGTAAATATATTCAGGTATCGCAAAGAATAGAGACCTGTGATTTCTGGACTTTCCTCGGGGGTCTCAATAGAGGTTTCCTGGTTGGCAAAGTCTCCTTCACATCGTAAACGAAGTTCGTTACCGATACGGGTAATTTCAATATCTTGACCAATGTTTGACATGTCTCTGCAGAGACGCTGAAAGTCCGCAGATGGGAGGGTGGTCACACTCGTCATCGTGACACTTGGGACTTCAATTCTACTCTCGTTGATATCAAGAAGTTTTAATTGAAACTTTGTACTTGTCTTCTTAGATTCACTTGTAATTTCAATATCCATAAATTCTTTTGAATTAATTTCAATTGTGAGAACATCATTATTTGTAATTGTCTTCAATAGTTTGAAAGTATTTGAAATGTTAATTCCAGCGATGACTTCCTCTTGTTCACAGTGATATTCTTCAAAATTGTCGGCCGATAAAAACATATCAATGAGGGATGTTCTCGCGGTATCTAGGGTAACGATATACATACCCTGTGGACGGAAGTAGATATTCACATCATTGAGGATATCCTTGAGCACCTCAAATGTTGATTTGATGGCTGAGGCTTGAATAGTAACCAGTCTCATATTACTAAAAATACTGCGTTATATCTTTAAATCTGTTCGGAATATGCGACACCCTTACTCACATCACGATTAATCTTTTCTTCAAGCTCTCGGCTCATCGCAGGTTGGAGAGATTGTCCATAGTTGTCTAATGAAAACATATCAGCCTCGTTATCGTCACCATCAAGTGTCGTCATTGAACACCCTCCACCAAATCCACAGTTCGTGACTTCTTTGTTTGGAAGAAGTGAATCCAACCAATTTTTAATTTCATTCCCAACTAAAATTTTACCATTCTTTGTTAACATAGTTGGAACGCGAGTAATCTTGTTACGGTATGCCGGTGGAATACCCTGGGTATTAATATTGTGATAATTCACAAGCTGTTTCAATTGTGGGTGTTTGTTGACATAGTCAATGACTTCCATTGAATGTTTGCATCTGGGGCTATATATCAGCAGCGACATCTAATATCTATAGGGTATTTTGTAAAAAAAAATTAACGCATAGTAGTAAAGATGAAGTTACTTTTGACAGTCATCCTTCTTGTGATTGTCCTGTTGCTCACAACCAACCGTGAACCATTCACCGAAGTTTTTGGTTTCTCAGCATACAAGAAGCCAGTGGGATCCGTCCGCTTTGATGACGCCAGTCCAGACCTCAGTGGTTACAGTCAGGCGGAGGCTGATATTGATAACAATATGATGGAAGAGTTCGTTCTTCAAGCGAATCAGGAAATTTCAAAGCGTACAGGTCTTTGTACATACATTATTGAAACAACCGCGGTTAAGAAATTTGTCGGAGATGGCAAGAGTATTTACGAATGCATGTTCATGACTGTGAAAAATAACGGTTTCGCATTTGGTTTCTCCGTTGTTGCGACATTTGAAGTTGTGAACGGCACAGTTAAATTGTTGTCCCTTCGCTCGCAACCACTTGATGTTCAGACAGTCTCCGATGTCTCACCATTTGTTGAGAGTCGGGGTGGTCAAGACTTTGTGAAGTATGAACTTGTGAAGGAAAAGGCCGTACCAACACAAGGTGAGTTAGAAATGGCTAAAAATAAATTGAAGCAATTATAATGATCAGCATCAATGATGTAACGAAAATTGATGAGAAGAGAAAACAGATCAGAAAGGAAATATACACACGAGTATATGAACAGTTTTCTCGTAAGATTAAACAGTCTGTGGAGTTGGGACATAAGCAGGTATTTCTCACAGTTCCAACATTTGTGATTGGGTATCCCACATTTGATAGGGGTGCGGCTGCGAGGTATGTCGCGCGACAATTCAAATTGGGTGGTTTTGATGTGAGGCTCGTGGGCGACTACGATATGTATGTCTCATGGGTTATACCGAAAAAGGTAAAACAGAAGGTTGAAGAACATGATGAAACGGAGTTTCCAGATTTGATGAACCTTAAGAAGATGGCGGATAGGTACAGGAGAGGTGCGTAGGAAGGTGGTTATTAAAAACACTCTCAATGATAAATGGACAATCTCAATATATTAGTCGAGGCTCGCAAGGAGTACCTTGGGCAGTTATACAATATTATGTGTCCACCTATGATTGAAGTTTTCCAGGATATGTACGACGAAGCGACTAAAATCTCAAAGGGGCGAAAGACTCTCATTATGTTCCAAAAACTTCTCAAGGAAGTTCCAAATTGGTCCAACGCCATGTCCAAGCAACACAGTGATAACATCGCGAACCGTTGTGCTTGGTTTAATGATCTTTTGGCAGCTGTGTTTGTTGCGTGTACCAAGATTCTCTCAGCGGTTCGTCTCAAGGCGGATAACAAGAAGATCAGCCTCAAGCTTCCAACCAACGAAGTTTTCATTCAAACCTGTTACAATAATGTGGCGAAGGATCTCTACAAAGATCCATATGTTTTCCACGAAGAACAAAGTGAATATGTGAGAGATGAACAATTAACCCGAAGATTCTCCCAATGTATTGAAGTCACTGTGAAGGAGCTCATCCCAGTCCAGGAGATTCTTCAAACTTACATGTCACAAGATTCTCGTGATATTGATCTTGATGGTCAAGTCCACGATAGTGAAGATCCCGATGTTTTTGATGGTCCAGAGGACTTCCCAGAACCTGAACCAGAGCCTGAACCACTTCCAGAAGATGAACCAATGATGGGCGCGGAGGAAGAACCTCTACAACCCACGGGTCTTGAAAATGAATTCAAGACAGTTCCAGGTGTTCAAGCTCCAGAACCAGAAGATGAACCTATGGAACAACATGTCATGGAAGAACCTGAAGATGAGGGTGTCTTTTTTGGAGATGCCCCAGAACAGCGTGTAAAAAAAACTGCGTATAATTAAATGGAAGATCTATCCGAATATCTCCGAGATCCCGTGAGTGCCGCTCTTATCGCAGGAGCCATAACTGCTGGTTACATTCATGTAAAGGCTCAACTCAACAACGAAGGTAAGTTGGAATTGAACAAATATACCAAGCCAGCTGTGCTCAACGCGATCCTTGTCTACTTTATTGTCGCGAATGGTCTTGGACAAAGAGAGACCATCTCTAGCGAACCTTTCTAAACTTAAAGATTTAGCCCTAAAATTAAGAAAATGGCGTCTGTCACTGCGTTTAACGACATGCTCTCCCAATTTCTTGTGGAATTGCACAAGACTTTTCCAGATGAAACCGGAATTAAGAAGATGACTACCTCTTTCGAGTTACTCAAGACAACAAACCCACGACTCATTGTTGATGGATTCATGAAGGGTGTCACGCCTTACGCCGATAAGATCTCGGCGAAGGATGAATCTTTCCTTCTCGAGGAAATTGAAAAGATTGAATTCCTTAAGGATCTCAACATCAAGAGTTATTGGTCTCGTATGAGTGCCAATACTAAGGCTGCGACATGGCAATATCTCCAAACACTCTATATGCTCGGTACTACGATTACTGCCATTCCAGCCGAAACCCTCAATCTCATTGAAGGTATCGCCAAGGATTGTGCTGACAAGATGGAGACTGAAGGTGGTGAGATTGATCAAGACGCACTGATGAAGATGATGGGCAGCATGCTTGGGGGCATGGCTAAAAAATAAACCTCAAGCTATACTAAATGAAGGCTTGGTTTGACGATCCTCAGCAACTCATTCGGGCTGATAGAATTTCCCAGTTCTGGCCAAACCGTGATCAAACTCCAGAAGACAGAATTAACGCAGCTTCCCGTTTTGTCATCTATGCATGCTGTACAATTTATCTCATTCGCCGTGACCCAAGAATTTTTGTTCTTGGTGGCACTGTTTTGGGTGTTCTTTATGTGTTGTATAAGTCAAAAATGGTTAAAGAGACATATGGCATGGCTTCAAGTGGCGACATAAATGGGTGTCAGATGCCAACATTAGATAACCCAATGGGCAATGTTCTCATTACGGATTATACAGATGCGCCTAACCGCCTTGAAGCCTGTTATTATCCAACTGTGAAGCCAATCGTGAAGAGTTTGTTGGACGACCGTATTCCATATGATGCGGGGCGTTCTCGTTCGGCGCATCCAATGTATCAGCGCAACGCCGCTGCTCGTCAGTTTGTGACTTCACCAGTTTCTAGGATTCCAGGCGACCAAACTTCTTTCGCCGAGTGGTGTTATGGATCTAAAAATGGTAAAATGTGCCGTTCTAACCCAGAAATGTGCAATCCAAATGCTCGTGGTGTTCAACTTGAGGCGTTTGCGGGACTTGACGCCGCGGGTGATAGTCGGGTTTCTCATCGGGGACATGGTGTTGGCCCTTCTTAGATTATAAATATTCTTATGTAATAATAAATGGCATACCAACTTCAACCTGGTCTTGCGATCGTTCAAAATGCAGGTGCGCTCCCAGCGGTGAAAGCGACTGAGGAAATCTTTGTGTACCCCCAGCCCAGTTCCATCAATTGTGGTGGATGTCGGCCAAATACCATGTTGTGGGGGACAGCCCCATACATGGCGGGTAAAGGTTCTCCAGCGCAATACATTGATGTGAGTGATCAACTTCGTCCCCAAACAACCTCTAGATTTAACAAGGTTATCGTTCCAACATATGAGCGTAACCTATTCCCACTCTCCAATATGGAGTGCAAGGTCCCCCTTCGCACATTGAGTTATGAGCCAGAAAGTACCCGTGCGGAACTCCAGAACGGACTCTTCCAACAAAGATACGCTAATAAAAATGTTACTAGAAAATAAGAATGGCCGATCCTATTTCACTTGCAGCCGTTGCTGGTCTAATTTATGCTGGTCGTGCTTTGAGTAACAATTCCGAACCCGCGCCTGTTGTTCAACAAGTCCCCGAGACTACACAGCCCGTTGTTTACAATGACGACATGGTCCCAGAATTTATTGAACAGGAGTTTGAACCTCGTGTAGAAATACAAAGTAAGAGAGAAATGGAGAGTTTCGCTGATATTGGTCGCCAACAAAGAAGTGGTGGACAGGAGATTCTCAACATGAGAAACCGCATGTATGACACGGGTCGTATGAATAACCTTTCACCAATTGAGAAGCAGTTGGTTGGTCCAGGTTTGGGTGTCAGTGCTAATACACCCGCGACTGGTGGTTATCAACAAATGTTCAGGGTGAACCCAATCAATGTTGGCGAATACAAGCTCACAACTCTCCCAGGGCGTTCAGGTCCAGCCGCCGACATCACTGGTGGTCGCGCAGCTGTCGTGGGTCAATTGACTCACAATAAGCCAGAAACCACCGCATTTTTGCCTTCTCGCCTTCCAACGATGTTTGGTCGTGCGCAGGGTATGTCTGGTATGATCCCACGCCAAGAACATGAAAAGACAAAGAGAATCACCAACCGTTCCGAAACTGGACATCGCGCGGATGGTTTGGGTTTCAATGGGGCGAAGCGTTTTGTTTCAGCCCAGACGATGCCACAAGATCCAACTCGTTTCAAGAGCGATCGCAATGATCAACAGTTTGCTCACTACAGCCACGCGGCTCCAGGTATTACCAACTTCAGTGGCGCTTATGCGACCAGTGCGGCTGCTCAGATCACTACAAAGAACAATGAAGAACTCATGAAGTATGGTTTCAGACCAGAAGACAGACGGGGTAAGGCGAACCGTATGGGTAATGCGGGGCGTATGAATGTCAGAGAGTCCGCACTCAAGCAAGGTGGTGCTCTCACTGCTGTGCGCGTGGATACAAGCCGAACTGACGGACGCTTCGCCGCCGCGAATGGTGGTTGGACCCAAAACTATCAACAGAAACCTTTCCACCAATTCAATGCCTACAAGGGCAACGAGAATCCCAACTCAAGATGCTTGGACATCGCGAAGAGACAACTCCAGAACAACCCATTGTCGCATCACATTTATTAGATTTATTCCAGCCCAATTTAGACAAAAACAATCATTAAAATATTGTGCCTATATTTTAATGAAGGTCCATACCCTTGACATAGATAGTAGCGAAAGAGATACTAATGTGTATCCTTATGCGAACAACTATGTTGTGACACTTAAGGAACCAATTTATGATGTCACCCAGATTAAACTAGTGTCTGCTCGCATTCCAACACCCCAATTGACGACATGCGCAACAAATAAGACTTTTAGTGTTTATGATTCAGGTGCCCCCAACGATACCATTGAAATTACCCTTGATGAAACGAACTACGCGGATGGTGACGCTTTGGCGAGTGATTTAGACCTCAAAATGCAACCCCCTCTCTCATGCATTGATCAAGTTGTGTTTGACTCGGATACAAATGCACTTACATTTTCAAATACAACAACAAGTAATATATTTTCTCTTGAATTTTTTGATGGTACAAACGGTTATCTCAGTAATGCTGTCGTTACAACACCCCATCAAGTTTTAGGGTTTTCATCTAAAAATACAACTTTGGGAAGTAGTGTTATTTCAGGTTCAATCAACTTGGATGGCCCAAACTCTCTCGTTATGAAATTGACGAGTGGTTCTGATGAGTTTACGAAAACTATTTATTCTGTGACACCGTTTTACACTGGACACATCTTATTAAATGGTACAGATTCCATAAACTATAGCCATGCGGATGATCCACTAACACACGAGTTCTACAAAGGTCCTCAAAAGTTTATTCGTGATGTCAATATTGAATTTTTCTATGTGAGTCACGGGCGTCACATTCCATACGATTTTAGGGGACAGGATCATATATTGAAGTTTGAAATTACAGGTTCTACAGACAAACTTGAAGGATTACCAAAAGTTCCCCTAGAAGATGTCAAGAAGGCTTTGCCGCCACCAATAAGTATCCCTGAACTTGTAGTGGATACTTATAGATGGAAAGAGTATCTCTCCATTGGAATAATTGTTTTCGTTGGTATTCTTTTGTTGTCCCTGATGAAGCGACGCCCAAAACTTAGCGAGTAATCGCGAAGACTGGTTGCGCTGGCTTGGAGACGCGAGTGGAGATGCCTGAAACAACCATGTAGACCGCAATGGACAACAAGGTGGTGAGGATCGCGGTGAGGGTGTATTGGGTACCACCGTTCTTTGGCACCTTAATCACTTGTTGAATGATCCAGCGGACCAAGTCCATCCAGCTCATCGCGGCCGCAAAGGAGAAGCCCGCGACGATCGCGTTGAGGGATTGTGTTTCCAATTCTTGGGTAACGAGGTTAACAGTCTTGAGAGCTTGGGCGGTCATGTCAGCCATGGTGTAGTTTTTATACTGTATATTCAGAAAATTATCTACTCTGGTAACAACTCTTCCTTCTCAACAATCTTCTTGTACTTTGGTCTCCTGACAATTTGAGATTTAGCAAATATTTGCTCCTCCTCGTCGTCGGAATCTCCATCAGTGCTACTATCCTCGTCAGCTGTAACTCTGAACGATTTATATTCAGAAATTGTCCAACCCTCCGGCTCCGATGTACTCATTACTATTAATAGCATTTTTTAACATCTCTTCCACCGGACTTTGAGGAATCCAAGTATCCCAACGATCACAGGCTTCATTCATCTGCCTGAATGTGGGATCTTCCCCCGAGTATCTCACAAATGGTGGACACTCACCCGGTTCAACCTCTTCAATGTCCTCCTCGTCTGAGGATTCTTCGTTGTAAATCTCTGGAAAGAGAGAACCGATATCCTGTCCAACCTTATACATAACACAATACTTGATTGCATATTCCATATCTTCTGAAAGCACTGTATCGCGACCACAAGCTTTGGAATATTCTGCTGCGAGTATCATACTTCTCTCAAGAACTGGGAGGAGAATACCCATGAGCGCATCTTGTTGAGATTGTTCATAGGCACCTGAAGTTTCACCAAAACCCGTTTTCATCATCTTTCTTAGTATTTCAAATCAAAAAGAGTTCGGGCAGTTCCCTCACCCACACGAAGGATGTTGTGACTTAATGCGTAGACGCGAACTTGTCTTTCATAATCGGCACAAGGTGTGAGACTTAGGTTGAGGATTTGCTCCTTTACGAGACTAAAGTTCACCTGACCCGTGGGATACCACTTTTCGGGTTCAAGGGCAAAACTATATGAGTAAAATCTTCTCAAAAGTTGTGTCTTGGAGTGATGAATCGCCGCCTGTACAGCTTTGAGAAATATAACATTGCCTGTTTCTTGAGTAATTATTGGTTGACCATCTAGGTCAAGAGTGAGATAATCCAGGTTTTCGTAGAGAATGTACTTGTTACTTGTTTGATCTAAAGTATTATCGTAGTCAAATGGTGTTATGAATTCACCCTCACCAGTTCCAATGTCACCCTGTCTTTGAATGACAAAGTAAAGTTCCTTTACGGGATTGTAAAAATCCAACTTGAAGCGTCCAGATTGTCCACCCTGTGCGATATCAAAAATGTTTTGTTGCACCTGTGTGATTGTGTAGTCTCTCTTCTCATTCTCAATCTTGAGTCTCTCACATGGATCAATAAAAATGACTTCCGAGCAGAGTGTGAATTCTACAATTTTGAGAACTTCACTAAAATCCTGTTTCGTACCATCAACCTTTACCACGAGGTCTTTATAGTTTCTAAGTTTTACTTCAACTTCAACTTCCTGTTTTTTAATGGCACAAAGGGGGATTGCGAGTTCTGGATTATTCAAAAAGTAAAATGGCAAATCAACAAAACATGTCTGAATACTGTCTGATGTTCCAAGATGACATAAAATGGCACTATCTGAAACTCGGGTTGACACCGATCTCTCTGGATACTTGCCAACCAAATATTCAAGTGCTCGTTGCTTTGTTTGAGTCACATTGTGTTCTGAGTATATCTGAAGATAATCACTCGTTAATCTTTGTATATTCTTACCCCCAATGATAAGATCAACAGATTCAATGAGACCGTGACCAACTGAGTCTATGTACCCCAAAAAACCAGTCTGTATTTCTGGAAGTTTAATTTTCAAACTGAGAGTTGTGAGAAGATCACCCACATTTTGACCTATTCTAAATCTCGCCTTTCCACCAAAGTCAACCGCTGTCTCTGGATCTATGTTTACATATTCTCTTGCAAAGTTTGAATGTTTCTTAAAACTTTGCAAAAAGTATGTGTAGTCTGGGTCTACAGTGAAAAACCTGTCTTGGAGACCAGATGCTTCAAGCTGAATACGCCCAGCCATTACTATTATAAGACTCTAAAATTTTAAACCAGCTAATCCACCACTGACACGAAGTAAGTTGTAATTTACAGCATAAATCCTGGTGTTGTTATTATCAACTGAATTAATTGGATCTATCTCAATTGTAAGAAGTTTATGAGCGATGCGACTCATATTGACTTGTCCAGTTGGATAATATACTTCTGGTTGAAGAGCGAAACTATACATAGCAAAATCTGATTTCAGATAATTGTAAGATACGCTGTAGTTATATGGCGAATTTACATGATGTTTAAAAGCTTGTTCATATACAAGAAAGTCGTTATCTCTATCAAAAACAATTGTATTATTAAATTGAAGTTTTATATTTGAAATTGTATTGTAGCGGTGTGGATGATTATCACGAACTGCCTCTTCTGATTGCGAAACAAAGAAAAGTTCCCTCACTGGATGTGAAAAGTTGAGCATGACAGACTTTGTATTTTCACCCGCATTCATCACAAACTTTGACATTTGAACTTGTGTGATTACATAATCAAGTGGTCTAGACATCATAAAGTTTCTTTCATTGTCTGTGAGAAATACAAATTCATTATCAAGTGAAAACTTTTTAATGTTAGCGGTAACACCCGCAGAAGCACCACCGTTTATCAATTCAGGGAGTGATCTCAATTTTATCTTCACCTCAACCAATTGTTTCGTGAGAGCACATGTTGGTATAGCTAAACTTGGATTTCGGTAAAAGTAGAATGGTAAATCCATAAAGTAAGTATATTCGGTGCCAGCTGCGTATGTTAAAACATTACTGTGTCCATTCAAGAAGTACAGCGTTTGATTGATGTCATCGTCTGTGTTATGGAGTTGTTGATGCATGTAAATGTACTCACCTGTGATTTTCTCAACAGTTTGACCACCTATGAGAAGCTCGGCACTCTCCACCAAGTGTGAGATGATGGATGGAGACCAGTTATCACCGTTTGGGACTGGATCATCCAGGGTAACTTTAATAGTCATATTACTCACAAGATCCCCTTTATCGTTGGGTACACGCGAGATGATTGTCTTTCCAAAGTCAATGTCTCCATCAAACTGACTTTCAACATAATCTATCGCAAACTTTGTATGTCTTCTAAAATTCATCAGGAAATATGAAAATTGTGGATCTCCTGTGAGCCATTGGTCTTGGACTCCAGTGGCTGCAAGTCTTAAACGACCAGACATTCCTACTCTATGTGAGTAAAATTTTACTAAATAAAACGGGACACTACTGTAGAATGAATCTTCAATTGAGGAAATTCAAACCTGAGACGATATCGGACGACAGGGTGTGTGTTTTTATAGGTAAACGAAACACAGGTAAATCAACCCTCGTCAAGGATATTATGTACCATAAGAAACATCTTCCAGCTGGTATAGTTCTCTCAGGAACAGAGGAGGGGAATCATTTCTATTCAGAATTTATTCCAGATCTCTTTGTGTATGGCGATTACGATAGAGATGCGATAGAGAGAGTCATGGCGAGACAGAGGAAGTTGGTGGGTGACGGTAAACAAAATTGCGGAGCCTTCATGCTTCTTGACGATTGTATGTATGATAACAAGTTCCTCAAGGATACATGCATCAGGCAGTGCTTCATGAACGGAAGACACTGGAAGATCTTCTTCATGCTCACTATGCAATATTGTATGGATCTCCCACCAGCTCTCAGAGCTAATGTTGATTATGTGTTTCTTCTTAGGGAAAATATACTTCAAAATAGGGAGAAACTCTATAAATCCTTTTTTGGTATCTTTCCAAGCTTTGACATGTTTAACAAGGTCATGGACGCTTGTACAGAAAACTATGAATGTCTCGTGTTAGATAATACAGTAAAATCAAACAGGATACAAGATTGTGTGTTTTGGTACAAGGCATCTATACGCAAAAACTTCCGAGTTGGAAGTCCAGACTTGTGGAGACTTCATAATAAGATGTATAATCCCAAACATATGCAGCAGCGGGAGGATGATGCGAAGAAGGCGACTAAGAAGACTTCTCTAAAGATTACAAAGACGAAATAACAAATAGATATTCTGTAACTTTAGTAGAACGATTCTTTAGATTACGACTACCTTTGTAGCAAGTATAATCAATCTCAATTTTTTCATATTTGTAGGGCCTAAGGATTTCCTCCCATTCATCGGGTTTGATGAAACCTTCATTGTTATATGACACCAAGGTATGTTTAGCTTTCTCAGTAGCCAACTCTAAGGTACGTTCCATAGCTTCTCTAATTTTGTTTTTATAATTGTACTGACTCTTATTCCAATCCCCAGGGATACCTGATACTTTTGAAAGTGTATGAGGTCTCTCATTGGTACAAATGAGATTTAACATGAAATAGTTTGACCCATATGGGTGTTGATTATAGGGTGGATCCAGGTAGATAAGATCAACTTTTGGGAGATCCCTCAGAAAATCACACGCATCTTGGCGATAAACTTCAACATCCCTATGTGGTTCAAGCCACACAGGACAATCAACTTCAATCCTCTTTGTAATTCTATCTTGCGCGTGTCCACCTTTACCACCCCAACCACCTTTGTGGAAACCTTTAAAAACACCAGATGTATTTGTGTGAATACTCGCCCTTACTATGAGAGGTCCTAAACAGTACGGTTTAAGATTCTCGGGGACACACCTCTCAATATAGTCCAACATACCATCAATTCTTCTTCCATTTTTCGGAGTATAAAATTGTCTTTCATTTGAAGCGTAGAGTTCCGTAATAAACCCAACTTTATCTGGACACATGTTCATATTCTCAATATGTTTACAAACATCATCTTGATCGGCCCAAGAAGGTGTCTTCAAGAAACATTTTGAAAGAACTTCACAATATTGTTCAAGATCGTTTACATACATTTTTTCAGAATGACCCAGCAACATTCGTGAAACTACTCCAGAACCAGAGAACGCATCGGCGCATGTTGACGGTCGGAGTTTCTCCACGACATCTTGGATTTTATCAACAAGTTTCCTCTTGTTTCCAATATATGTTATCATTGGCTGTTGAATAAAGTCTGTCATTCTTAGAATTTAATGAAACGATTTCTCTAATACAGGCTGCGTCACTCACTACTCTCAAAAACATGTGAATATACTAAATGTCCACGGATATTAATACTCTCAATTTGTCTGATAATGGAGATGGAATGGTATCTTTGAATGATAACCCCACTACAACTTTCGTGAATCGTGAGCCCGTGTTTTCACAACCCGAAAAAAATGTGAGTCAAAGTAAACAGACGATGGACTCTACGCCAATCAATGACATTATGATGGAGCCACCAATGATGATGGAAGAGCCCAGGATGCAAGGAATGATGCCACAAATGACTGCCCCACAACCCCAGGGTAGTTATGCGATGCCACAACAAGAAGCGAAGCCAGAAAGCAAGAACCCATTCAACCTCACGGACGATCAAATGATTGCTCTCGTTGCGGGTGCTGCGGCTGCTCTCGCGGTGTCTAAGCCAGTTCAAGACAAGCTCGTGACTTCAGTCCCCAAGTTTCTTAACGAACAAGGGAGCCGAAGCATGATTGGCTTGGCTTCAACAGGTTTGGTTGCGGCGCTTGCATTCTATGTGGCGAAGGACTACATCGTGAAGCCCTGATTACTTGATTCCCAACCCATATTAGAATAGATTGAATTATCAATACCTGTATAATAGGTGATTAAAGCTCCTGCTGCAAATGCCGTCATGAGCAAGGCACTCAACTTAAGTGTCTTGCCCCTGTCACTTCCATATTTTTCAACCGCCTCTCGTGTATCTGTTGAAAATGTATTGATCGCGAATGTAATAATTAAGGCGATAATACTCGTAGATACGAAAAAGAGACGATCCACGGCAAGTCGTGGAATACTTCCAACAATGAGACGAAGCACATTTGGCACCACTACAGTCAACCACACGAGGTTAAGATTGTAGTTTTCGCTCATGTGTGGAACGAGTGTCGTACCATACACAGCGAGCCAATAGGCAATGACCATAATCAAAACAGTTAATGGTGTTTTCATTTAATATGGACGAAGAAGATTATTTATCCTGAATGTGCTGTCCACAAAACTTAGTTCTCTCTGGAATCTTGTCATATATACCTAATTCTACGCACATATCACGGAGTTCAATATAATTACTCCAAAATGCATCCGAATGTGAATATTCGTCAACGGTACAATGGGCTAACTCATGGATGAGAACATGGAAGATTTCATTGGGTGTTCCATCAAGACATATCGCAATTTCTTGACCCTTGTTTGTGTTATAACCCACAGTGCCATTCATAGAAATGTAACCTGTTATGGGTATACAGTGTGACAACATGTGAAACTTCTC